TCGAGCAAAACTCGACCTCACTAGGGTGGTTTCTTCGTATTGGTTTAGACTCAAACCCAAGGGCACGCATTCCTGCGGCCCAGTCGACATCGGCGTAGGCGGCGTCACCTAAGACGTCATCGTCGCCCGTAGCAAGACAAAAGAAGAAATCACGGGCCTGCTCCCAAGTAACCGGCTTACTGCGGAAAGTGCAATAGATGTAAGCGTGCATGAGCAGGTTGAGCAACGTGTTGAGCACCGAAGTACCAGTGTCGCCCGACTTGCGCGTACCGTCCACCTCATAGTAGACACCATGGCGGGTATAACCGTGGGTGGACAGGTTCGTGGTGTACAAGTCGGTCGGGGCACGTGGGATGCCAAACTGCTTACAAATCCATATCTCCAACTCGCCCAACGGGCGGGAAATTGAAGCATCATAGGTAGACACGTCATCCTCTGTGATGGCAGCGCGGCCAGCTAGGTCGCCCACGAACTGAGCAGCAGCACGCTGGTCCAGGCCGGGGCCGTAGACCAACTTGCTCTTGGCAGGCGACAAGCGGCGCTTAAGCCACCCCTGGAAGGCAACGAACCACGGCCCGGTTAGAACAGTCATCTCGGGCTGGGCTCCCTGAATAAGACGGGGTGCCTTTTGTGCCTTCCTGTGCAGGGTGGTTTCAAGCTTAACGAACGACTTGCGAAGGGTGTAGCGATGTAGGGTTTTAGCATCCAATGCACTATCGTGTGTGATGCCCGCTAGGGTTAGGTCGGCCTTAACTCTGGCGTATAACTCTTTCGTCGCAGTGTTGCAATTGCACCCCTTGAGCCATTCATCGAAGTCCAACGGCTGTATCCTGAAGGGACGCCCAGAGGCGTTGCCCAAGATGGAATAGACGTTGCGTTTGGTCCAAGCAACGAAGTCGGCCATGATTTCGGGGTCAGGCACCGGAGTTTTGGCTAAAACGCGCGCCTCGACGGCCAGCTTCTCATTGGCGGCATTAGTCGCCAATGCAATGGGCACCATGTTCGGATGACTGATGCCTATCGGCGTCAGGGCGGGCTTAACTTGGT